AATATAGCGAGCGATTGGGGACAGAATAAGAAATTATTTTTTATTGTCTCAGCTTCTTCTTACGAAGAGGGTATTGATGCTCAGAGAAAGATGAGAGATAAGTATGGTTCCTTTTTTGTTCCAAGAGAATAGATACAGCACACGATTAATTTATAATCTACAACCTTTGAGCGACAACAGTTTTCTACTCTAACACCACAAGGAAACTGTCCGTCGCTCTATTGTTAACAATAGATTATGATGGATCTTTTACACTTAATTGGACAAAAAAATAAGCGCTTGTAGAATAAAACGATCATATTAAGGAGCGGGGCTCTAATATGCCTAAACATTTACGAGTCACACATTTACAACCGAGTTCAAAAAACAAGGCGAAAAACTGCATCACACCTCGATGTATTCGATCCTAAAGTTCGCCCCCAATCCGCCCAAAAAAATAAAAAAACACTTAATTCCAGTGAATCCCATTTTTCATTTGAAGACATAAAAAAAAGAAAACCCCTTATGTATCAAGGAGCTTCCTTCTCTTTTAAGATGCCGAGGACCGGGATCGAACCGGTACGGTAGTCACCTACCGCAGGATTTTAAGCTGTTTTCGCTTGTATATCCGCATTCTATCGCTATTTTATCGTTAAATATGCGCCCAAACACACGAGGACCCACCGTTCATTTAATCGTTGTGTTGCCGTTTTTGACCTCCCGCTTCTGTGCGTTTGGCTCATCGTTATTATACGGTAATATATGGACGATTACAAGCGTGGATGCTACGTTGTGTTTACATTTATTCCGCGCTATAATAAGAACAAACGTTCCTCTAACGCAACCGAACGGAGGCCCGCCGCATATGATCGACATCACCGACGCAGACCGCGCGCTAATCAAATCGCATATCATTCTCCCGCGCATCCTAACCGCATTCGAACGTGACGCCGCGCTAATCAACGCAACGCTAAAGACGCCGGGTCCGTACGCCGATCTCATTGCGGAGGCCCAACGCAAACTCACCGCAGACATTTACGAGATACGCAAGCAGTTTCGGACGCGTGGCATTAAAGTCTACGAAGAGTTGACGGAGAGGGACGGCGTTGTGGCGCGCTATAAATGTCGCGGCTATGAGTCGGAATTCCGCATGTTAAACTCGTTCCTGGCCGCGCAAGCTAACGTGATTATGCGTCAGTACCTCCGCTTGCATAACGAAAAAAAAGCTTCGCAGACAAAAAAATAAGCGCCCACCTCCGGAGAGATGAGCGCTAGGTCGTGCGTATTTACTTCGTTAAGTCAATGCGTGTGTACTTTGCTCCGCCTGTGTCGATCATCTCGGCGCGGATCATTGCGGATGTGATTTCGGCGTTTGCGGGCACTTTATATGTGAGCGTCCCTTTTTCGGTGATGCCCGGGTTAATCGTTGCACGGCCGAAACCGCCTGTTTCTGCTTTATATTCGCTCCCGGACTTGTCACGGAGTACAACTTGATCTCCGTAAAACTGGTCCGCACTCTTTGCTCTATTATACGCCGACACGTCTAGCGAGACTGTTTTCATATCCGCCGCGGTCTTCTCGGAAACTGCGGTAACAGTTACGTCAAACGACCCGACATTTACTGACGTGTTAACTCCGGGCGTAACTTCTGCGGGACCAGATACACCCACCGATTTTCCGTTAGAGGAAAGCGTGTACACAATAATACCGATCAAGGCGACCAGACCTACCAAGCCTACCCAAACTATCTTGCTGTCTCTAAGCCTTCTATATTCCATATGTAAACACCCCGCGCAGTATATTTTACTAAATAGTACCATTGAACCACCTAAAAAGAAAAGCCCACCTACGGTATTTCTACGATACAATACGTAGATATCCGCAAGTGGGTCGCAGTTTTATTTCTTAAACGTAGAATACACGCCCGTCCCGATCAACGCGTACGTCACGAGGTCTACGCCGATTTGCCACGTACCGAAATCCGGAGCCACTCCGTACTTTTCGAGCACCTGGTACGCAAGTCCGACGGCTGCCGCGATAAACAGCGGATTAGTTAAACGCTTTTTCATATTATACGCCCTCCTTCGTAATCGTCACCGTTTTAGTCTTCGCGTCCCACGCTACCTTTGCGCCTAAAGCTTCCGCTACTGCTCGCGCCGGTGTATACGTGGTTCCGCCATCGAGCACGCCGTCCGTTACCTTTTTTCCGTTAACAACTACGCTCACAATTACGTCTTTCTTCACGTCCGCATCCGCCTTCCCTTCGTTTAATTTCGCTTGCACCGCCGCTTTAAACAGGCCCCAGCCGGTCCATGTTCCGCCATCGTACATTAAGCGCGGACAGATTTTACCGGACCAATCGTAGTGTCGGCGCAGTCGATCAACGCCCCACCCGCGCTCTTTCAACATCGACGCAACCAGACCGGCCGCATTATCGAGCGTCTTCGCGTAGTTGCCGCTCTCGCAGATTTCGATACCGATTGATGTACGGTTACCGGGCCCGTTTGTACCGTCGCCCGCATGCCACGCGTTCTCATTCAGGGGAATGCATTCGATTGCCTCTCGCTCATCTACCGCGATATGAAACGATGCTTTACGCGTGTTCGTCGGATTCGTCAACCAGGCGCGTTCATTAGCCGCGGTAGATTTCTCATTTCCCGTATTGTGTATCGTAATTGTTGTCGCGTTCATAACGTTGGCCGGCCGCCGATTAAACGCGGTGCCTTTCGGAATATAATCTTTGCGGTAATTCATGCCGCGTCCTCCTCTTTCAGTTCGATATTCACAGCGCGCTCAATATATTGCATCCGCATCTCCATCCGTTCAAGTGTCGATACGATCCGCGTCTGTACCTCTTCCGTTTTCGTAAGGTGTTCCATCAAGCGATCCTCACGCGCCAATGCCTCCGCTTTGTTCTCGTCAACGAACGCCATCAACTTCGCTTCCCGTTTCTGCGCGTCCTCACGGTTGGCTGCCGTCTGCTCTTTCTGCGCGCGTAACATAAGCCACACAAGCACGCCGATAACGAGCACGGCCAGCGGCATCCATGCGCCATCTTTAAGCAACGTAAAGGCCAGCGCTGATATCCCCGCAATGTCCATCACCAATCCACCCTCCCGATAATTCCGTATATTGTCGCGCGGCCGATACCGTCAATGCGATCCAGTTCGTATATGTCCGAATATGGGCGGCCTTCGACGATGCGTTCCACGAGTACCGGCCCGATTCCCGGCAGTGACTCGATTGCGGCGCGGCTGCTTTCGTTGATATTAATGCGCGTATCAGGTACGGACGTTGCCGCGACTAAGCTCGCTATGAATGTAAGGGCCAGCGCGAGGAGAACTAGGATGCGATACAGCTGCGTCTTGTTCACGGGATCACGTCCTATCCGTAAAAATAAAGTAGCCCTCCGCATAATAACGGAAGGCACAAAAATAGCGCTCCGATTAGCGGATGCGCCTGTTAAATTCCCTCAGTTTTTTCTAAGATGTAATCCTCGACCGCCTGCCGATAATCAGGATTAGTAATATCATCAAGTAAGTACACCTGGCCTGTTTTCGGATTAAGACCCTTGTTCAAAATTCGTTCAGCTGCAATCCTTACAACTACTTCATTTACATTAGTCATTATAAAATCCCTCCTGTATTTTCATTCGCCATCAGTAAAATTTGGTCTTCATATTCTTTGATACGTTCTTCCATCGTCAATTCGGGGCGAATCCTTTTAATGACTGGCTTTCGGGTTACTGGATCGACCTTCTCAATATAATAGATGTTCAGATCGATCTCATCATACTTCAAATCAATGTGTTCTAATTTTGTGATTTCCTTCCGCGGCGAACCGTCATTTGGCATGAAAGAAAGTACAATTTCCCCGTCTTGATCGTATATGATTCTCATACCTGTTTGCATTGTATCGTCACCTCCCTTCCCTATCTCTATATATTGTGAAACATTATTCGTGCTTGAAGAGTAGCTTATAACGCCGCCCGCCTTTTATATATATATCTATTAATTAATCAGACATAAGCTTTCCAATTGTAAGCTGTGTTAGATGTAGATACAGCCAGCCTAAAACCTGTTGAATTTACGTAGTTCCCCCCACCATTAGCCGACAACTCAACTAAACCATTTCCCGTGAAAAAAAGAACAAAAGAATTACCTCTAACGTTTTTCAATCCCCTAATAAAAACCGCTCTCGTACCGTTGCCGATTGTCACCAAGATTAGGTTTGGTAAAATATGTCCGAAATTGTAATCAACCCGTAAGAAAGGTAGATTGCCGTAACTGGTATCATCTTCAAATCGGTTTGTTGACACTATTGATGTATCGTTTGTTGCTGAACCGGAGGCTATAAGTTCTAAATCAGCATTTTTATCGAATCCATCCAACCCGTAATTATCCAATGAGTAGTTATCTATCCCTGGCATTATGTCACCTCTTTACCGCTGATGTAGTAATGTACCGAACTTGCAGCGCTTGCAGTGAAAATTATTGTTTCATTGGCATTAATGACTTGATCCAAAAAAGGAATTGTAATTGTGTCACCAGCTTTTATTACATGGTTTGCAATGACATAAGTACTGCTAGCAAGTATCATATTAACCGTTACATTGCTAGCAGATTGATTGCAAAGCGTAACAGCTTTAATTAATGCAGTTGCGTTGACTGGGACCTGATAGGCTGTCGTGGTGGTCGTGCCCACAATACCCCTACCTAATCTTTTTGTTACTACCGCCATCTATAACGCCCCCCATAGGTTTTCTTGATCTACATAAGCTTTAGCCTGAGCAAGAGCGTCACTGACTGCTTTTGGCGTAGCTGCCCGATCTTCCAACGTGCTACCTGTAGCGCTCGACAATTGCGTTTTACCTTTCACGGTCAGGCTCGCGTCTGGAATACTTACGTTCCCTACCGCAGTATCCACCGCATTAGCCAACGCATTCATATCACGCGGTACATCCGCAGTCATCGACCCGTCAATGAGCGGCAGCCCTAAATTAGGCGTTGTTGCCATCGTTATAACCTCCGATTGTAAATATCGTCGTACGTATATCCCGTTAAATCTGCGTAAGTCACGCCACTTCCCGAAAGCTCGCCGTAAGTGTAGTAGCGGAACACGTAATCAATAGCCATGTGTGCCGGAATAATGTCACGTAAATTCGCCTTAAGCGCGTCAATCTGGTCCGGCACTCCGTATTGACCGACGAAAGTAACCGTTAGCGTATAAGCCGCGCTATCCACCGTCACATCGACGTCACCATTAGCGTAGGCTTCCGCCACATTCTCGATGAGACTAACGCTAATCTTACCGACGCCGCGCAGCTTACCTCGCAGTACTTCCCGCCGCTGTTCGTATGTTGCGCCGGCATCCGCTGTAATGCCGAAAATGCGCTCCCAACGCACTAACCCCCACGTTGCGCGATCGATGTAAAACTGGTCGAGCACGTCGTAAATGTCCGCATTAAGCTTCGCAATTTCGATAGCCTCCGCGTTAAGCAGTCCGCTCGCCACGAGAGAGTCGCGGTAATACTGCGGAACGTAGTCGATCATATCGCGCTGGATTTCCGCTAATGTCCTCACGTAACTGTCACCGTCCCAAGCACCGCAACCTCTCCGTTAGCTACAACGATATTCGCGGTTCCTCCATTAATCGTAAGGTCGCGGTAGTCAACAACGCGCGGCACATCGAGGATCACATTAGCAATCCGCGTAATCCGTACGAGTGGGTCCGTAAAGGCAAGCGTCGCCAAGTACGCGGTAACTCCCGCCTCAAGCTGCGCGCGTACTTCATCGAGCGTATAGCCCGGTTCAACATCGACGTCAACCGAAACGTTAATCGGTACCTCAACCGCTCCCT